GACAATTGCGTGAGCATTACAGAGGTGATGAATACTATGAAAATGGACTTATAGAATATTATACAAATTCTGAAGCTATTATTAATGGTATTAATGCTAGTGAAGATCCATCTATTGATTATGAATTTATATACCAAAGTGTTTTAAAAGTTAAAAATTATGTTGATCAGTCTATGTGGAAAGAAGCAATAGATGAATATATAGACACCTATTTTATTTTAAAAAACAGATATATTTAATTATAACCACAATTAAAACATATTATAAAAAAATTAATTAAAAATATCTTAAATGAGTATTCGGAAGATAATAAAGATTTATATTACACTATTGTACATACTGATTTTACAAGTTTAGGTGATGGTTCTTTTGATAATATGAGATTTGGTTTATAATGATATATTTACAGTAATCTAAACTTACCTATTAATTAAATATAAAAATCTATATTTATATTAAAAGAATTTAATGCCACAAGTAGTTAATATACTTACCTCAACAGGTATACCACCATATGATATTTATGTTTGTGATATAACAAATACGTTTTGTTATTTAGTCACAAGTTCTGTATCATTACCTTTTACATTTACAGTGCCACCTCCATTGGATACATCAACTTCAGTTATTATTAAACTAATTGATTCGACGGGTTGTGAATTTTTTGAATTATATCAATGTCCCGTAACTCCAACCCCAACGGTAACACTAACACAGACACCTACATCAACAGTTGTAAATCCATGTAACTGTATTGACGTTGTTAATTTTACGTCATCCGTTGTCGGGTATTTTGATTATGTGGATTGTAATGGTGTTCAACAATATTCAATTCCGGTTAATCCTGGATTAACTTATTATGTTTGTGGTAGTAATCCAACAAATGTTATTGGTCTTACTGTAAATACTGGAATCCCTTGTGTTGGTGGAGGTTGTTTTCCGGTACCATCAGTTACTCCCACCCCAACATTAACTCCAACAAATACAATAACTCCAACAATAACTCCGACTAATACAATAACTCCAACTAATACCCCAACTGAAACCCCCACACAAACGCCAACTAATACCCCAACTAATACTCCAACAATAACTCCAACAATAACTCCAACTAATACTTCCACACTTACACCAACAATAACTCCAACTAATACTTCCACACTTACACCAACCGTAACCAATACTCCTACACTTACATCAACCGTAACTAATACTCCTACACCTACACCAACCTCAACAAATCCTCCTCCTACACCTACACCAACCTCAACAAATCCCCCACCTACATTTACACCAACCCCAACTATTACCCCAACAAATACATTAACACCAACAAATACTATAACCCCAACAAATACTATAACCCCAACCTCAACCGTAACACCAACGGTAACTAATACTCAAACACCAACAAAAACTATTACTCCAACCCCAACTGTTACACCAACAAATACATTAACACCAACAAACACATTAACACCAACAAATACATTAACACCAACAAATACATTAACACCATCACCAACTACAGATTATAAAACATTTTTTGTTAGAACTTGTAATAATTGTGATGGATTATATCCTAGTGATGGATTTATAAGTTTACCATCAATAACTCTAATTGGTTCATCATTTATTGCAACTAATGGGGGGTGTTATGAGGTTTTAACTCAGATTGCTGGTACAATAACTTTATTTTTAGGTACGTCAAGTTTTTCTAATTGTGCGGGTTGTATTTCTTCAAATCCTTGCCCAACACCAACACCAACACCAACTCAGACTCAGACCCCAACTCAGACTCAGACCCCAACTAAAACAAAAACACCAACTCCAACACCAACAAAAACAACAACCCCAACTAAAACTCCAGGAGTTGTTTATGTTGCAGTGTCTTGTTGTAACCCTTTGGTTCAAAAGTATGTAATACTACCATCCGCAGTATCTGGTCAAATAGTTTTAGTTAGTGGACAATGTTATCGAGTAGTTAATATATTTAATGGGACTCCATCATTTGTTGGAACATTATTATCTAGTGGTACAACTTGTGGTAGTTGTATTGCAACATATTTATGTAAATCCGCAGTATAATATAATTAATTTACTATTGTTTTTTTTATTTGATGTTTTATTATTAAAATAAAAAAATAACATGAAAATATTTGTTCAGATAGCCTCGTATAGAGACCCACAATTAGAACCAACAATTAAGAATATGTTGGAAAACGCAAAACGTCCTAAAAATTTAAGACTTGGGATTTGTAGACAATATAACCCCGACGACCAATTTGATTTGTTAGAAGATTATAGAAAAGACAAAAGGTTTAGAATTATAGATGTTTTATATACTGAGTCAAAGGGAGTTTGTTGGGCAAGAAACCAAGTTCAACAAGTATATGGTGGTGAAGAATATACACTACAAATTGACTCTCATATGAGGTTTGAAAAAGATTGGGACGACACTCTAATTAAAATGATCAAACAACTTCAGAAAAAAGGATTTGATAAACCTTTATTAACAGGTTATGTTTCTTCATTTGATCCGGATAACGATCCTGCGGGTAGAGTACAAGAACCTTGGAGAATGGCGTTTGATAGATTTATTCCTGAAGGGGCGGTATTCTTTTTACCTGAAACAATTCCCGGATGGCAAGAAATGAAAGAACCTGTAACGGCAAGATTTTATTCTGCTCATTTTGCTTTTACTTTAGGTAAATTTAGTGAAGAGGTTCAACATGATCCTGAATTTTATTTTCATGGAGAAGAAATTTCAATTGCTGTAAGAGCATATACTCATGGATATGATTTGTTTCATCCCCATAAGGTTGTTATTTGGCATGAATATACTCGTAAGGGTAGAACAAAACAATGGGATGACGATAAAGAATGGGGTAAAAAAAATGAATTTGCTCACAAAAAAAATCGTCAGTTATTTGGTATGGATGGTGAAGAAATTACTTTAGATTTTAGTAAATACGGTTTTGGTACAGAAAGATCATTAAGAGATTATGAAATATATTCAGGTCTTTTGTTTTCAAAAAGAGCGGTACAACAATATACCTTAGATAAAAATTATCCTCCAAACCCACATATTTTTGAAACAGAAGAAGAATTGATGTCAAGTTACGCATCAATATTCAAACACTGTATTGATATTGGGTTTACTCAAGTACCTGAGAAAGATTATGAATTTTGGGTGGTTGCCTTTCACAATGAAAACGATGAAACCCTTTTTAGGAAAGATGCTGACATCAATGAAATTAATTCAATGATGAATGACCCTGATGGGTATTGTAAAGTATGGAGAGATTTCCAAACAACACATAAACCAAAATACTGGGTTGTTTGGCCTTTTAGTACGTCAAAAGGTTGGTGTGAAAGAATAACAGGAAATTTATGATTTTAATATCATATACTTAATATTGATTTAATAATATAAACAAAAAATATAATAAAAATGGAATACCCAATAAGTGAAATTTTAGATAGATATTCAATTGCCGTTTTAAAAAAACAAAGATTAGATGCCGATAATGATGTTGAATTAAAAGATTTGTCGGAAGTAATTGAAGATTATAAAATAATTAATTCTCAAGTTATTGAGACTTATATCGATAAATTAATTTCTATTAATGGAGAGATATGGGATTTAGAATCTGATATTAGAAAAGGCAAAGAAGGTGAATTAGGATTAGAAGAAGTTGGTAGGAGAGCAATAAGAATTAGAGAATTCAACAAAATTAGAGTTGGTTATAAAAATATAATCGTTGAAACTTTTGGTGAAGGATATAAAGATGTTAAAATGAATCACGCAAGTTCTGATGTATAAGATAGTAATTTCCCTAACAACAGTACCCGAACGTTTAAATCAAGATGTTGAGGATGGTTTTAAATTGGTTATGAAATCAATTTGTGAACAAAATTTCAATAATTATGAAGTACATTTAAATTTACCTTTTACATATAATGTTACGGGTGAAGAATACATAATACCACAATGGTTAGATGACTATCAAGAATCATATGACCATTTAAAAATCTTCAGAACGGAAGATATGGGACCACCAACAAAGGTTATTCCAACTATCATTCGTGAAGACAGTAATACGTTATTAATCGTTGTTGATGATGATTTAGTTTATCATGAAGATATGATCTTAGAACATATAAAATACCATATAGAGTTACCTAATTCTGTTGTACTATATGACGGTAGAAGTTTAGTGACTCCAAAGTACGGTGATTTAAGGGATTCTTGGGTTTTAAGTGTAAATGAACCATTGGAGGTAAAAGACTTACAACATTATAAATCAGCATCATATTTTGTTAAATATTTTGAAACTGAATTCTTTAGTGATTTTGTGGGTAAAACAAAATCAGATGATGTTTTATTGTCATTTTACTTTAAGTTTAAAAAGATAAAAATGTTTGTTGTTCCCTACGTCCCTGATGTTGATAAGTTATCAACGTATGATGATTGGTATAAATTTCAAGGGGTAACAACATTTCCAGTTATTAGACATTCAAATAGTGTAACTAATACTGGATGTAATCACCCAACAATGTTAGACGAACAACCAAAATTTTTTATCCCTGAGGAATTTAAAATAATTGAAAATCCAAATTATAAACCATCGGATAATGTTATTGTTAGTTCTAAACCAAAAATAGTTGATGGGATTGCTAAACCCAATATTCCTGAAATCATCGAAATTAATAATATATCCGACTTAGTGTATAAATTAGCCGGCGATTTTAATAAAATAGATAAAAGATTTTGGGACACAACACATCTAAGTGGAGAACAACATAATAATGAAAGAAGTAAACCGGCACCTTATATTAAAAAAACCTCTGAAATTGCCAAAGTTTTAGGACTTAAAACCGTTGTCGAAATTGGATCAACAAGACATGGTCTTACTCCAAAATGTATTAACTATTACTATTTAGGTGATAATCCTTTTGTGTCACCTCCTTGTTGTGCTGACGGTCACGGAGGTATAATGTTTGCGTTAGAAGGTTTTGATGTTCATTCTGTTGATATTGATAAAAATTGTGTTATTCATGCTGAGTGGTCATTTGGGTCATTAGGTAGAGAAATTCCTAAAAATTTACATTTAAATATTCCAAAAGACGGTATTGAATTTTTAAAAGAGTTTGATGGAAAAATTGATGTTTTATTTTTAGATGGTTGGGATGTCGGAACCGATTTATATAAAGAAAAACATTTAGAATCATTTGAAGTGTGTAAAGATAAATTATCCGACACCCATTTAATTCTAATTGATGATACCGACTTTATATTAACAAATGAAGGTAAAGATGCTTTATTATCACCTCATTTAATATCATTAGGGTACATTTTACTTTTTGATGGTAGACAAAAATTATATATAAATAAAATATAATATGGAAAATTTTTTTGATGAGTCATTACACTTTTTAGGTAAAACTAATAATACCATAACCGCATTAAACATTGGTTCAATGGATGGTGTGATGTTTGACGAGATGATTGGGTATACTAAAATGTACAATTTTAATGTTCTATATGTTGAACCAATACCTTACCTATTTGATAGATTAAAAAGTAATATTGGTGATGTAGGATTATTTGAAAATAGTGCAATATCTGATTATGATGGTGAAATTGAAATGATGACAATTGACAAAGAAGTCATTGATAGTGGTTTAATTCACAGTTGTTTTTATGGTATGAGTGCGGTTTATCCACCTAAAAATGGTTTGGGAAGTGAAGGCGATAGACTTACAGTTGAAAAATATGGTAAGTTGGTTAAGGTTCCATGTATCACATTTGAAACCTTAATGGATAAACATAAACTAAATAACTTTGATATTCTTAAAGTTGATGCTGAAGGACATGATTTTAAAATTTTTAAACAAATTGATTTTAAAAAATACACACCAAAGGTTATAAGATTAGAATGGATTAATTTATCTGAACAAGAACAAAGTGAGATAATTGAAATATTCAAAACTAATGATTTTATATATGAAATATCGGGTCAAGATATTGTTGGGTTACCAAAATATTTTTATGATGAAATTTTTTCATCAAGTAAACCAAAAAATAATATTATTAAAAAAACTGTTAATACTCAAAACAATGTTATTACTATAGTTACGGGACTATGGGATATAGGTAGAGGAGAACTCCAAGAAGGGTGGTCTCGATCATACCAACATTATTTAGATAAGTTTCAACAATTATTACAAGTTGACGTAAATATGATAATTTTTGGGGACGAAGAATTAGAAAAATTTGTATTAGATAATAGACGTGATGAAAATACTCAATTTGTTCGTAGGGATTTATCATGGTTTAAGAATAATGAATTCTACGATAAAATTCAAAAAATTAGAACCAATCCTGATTGGTATAATCAAGTTGGTTGGTTAACAGATTCGACACAAGCTAAACTAGAGATGTATAATCCTTTAGTTATGTCTAAAATTTATCTTTTACACGACGCAAAAATTTTAGATAAGTTTAATTCAGAATATATGTTTTGGGTTGACGCCGGATTAACTAACACAATACATCCAGGATATTTTACACATGATAAAGTTTTAGATAAATTACCCCAATTAGTTAATAATTTTCACTTTGTTTGTTTTCCATATGAAACCAATAGTGAAATACACGGATTCAAATATCAAGAGTTGTGTGATTTAGTTGGTAAACCTGTTAATATGGTTGCTCGAGCTGGTTTCTTTGGCGGAAAAAAAGACGCAATAACAGAAATTAATAGTATCTATTATGGGTTAATGAATGACACATTATCACAAGGGTTAATGGGAACCGAAGAGTCATTATTTACAATTATGACATACAAGTATCCAAACTTAATTACTTATTCAGAAATAGAAGGTAATGGGTTAATGGGTAGATTCTTTGAGGATTTAAAAAATACGACTGTTGAGGTTAAATCGGAAGTATCAAAAGATGTTGTTGTAAATAATTTGGACACATCAAAGGTTGGTCTTTATGTTATCACATTTAACTCACCAAAACAATTAGAAGTACTTATCCAATCAATGTTGGATTACGATAAAGATTTTATTGAGAAACCAAAGAAATTCTTATTAGATAATTCAACTGATTTATCAACAACACCAAGATATATTGAACTATGTGAACAATATGGTTTTGAACACATTAAAAAAGATAACATTGGGATTGTTGGTGGTAGAGTATTCGTTGCAGAACATTTTGATGAAACTGATTTAGATTTTTATTATTGGTTTGAAGATGACATGTCATTTTACCCTAAAAAAGGTGAGGTATGTCGAAACGGATTTTCTCGTTATGTTGATAATTTATATCAGAAATCATTAGAGATAATACAAAAAGAAAATTTTGATTTTCTTAAACTTAATTTTAGTGAATTCTACGGATCCAATGATATTCAATTTTCATGGTATAACGTACCACAAGATTTTAGAAAAAATCATTGGCCAAAAAATCCTAAATTACCTACTCAAGGATTAGATTCTAATTCACCTAAAACAAAATTTGATGAAATACATATTCACAAAGGATTACCATATATTACGGGTGAAATATTTTTGTGTAATTGGCCAATTGTTTTAACAAAAAAAGGTAATTATAATTGTTATTTAGAAACAAAATGGGCTCACCCTCATGAACAAGTACTTATGAGTTATTCTTATCAAGAAACAGTAAAAGGAAAAATTAATCCTGGATTATTATTATTAACTCCAACGGAGCACCATAGATTTCATCATTATGATGGTTCTTTAAGAAAAGAAAGTTAATATTTAGTAGTTCAGCATATTTATAGTAAAAACTATAAATGGAATTTTTCATTAAAAAGAATGCAACTCTCCCTATATTAAAATTACAGGTTGTAAAAGACGGTAGAAGTGATTATAATTCTTTCATGGATATGATTGAAGAGTCCTCTATCTTCTTTTCAATGACTAATGTTGAAACCGGGATTCCTAAAATTTCAACAAGTTCGGCTGGATTTGTTGAGAAAGTACTTTTGGATCCTAATGCGGAACCTGAATATTACATTTATTATCAATTCAAACCACAAGACACAAATAAAACTGCAAGATATGAGGCTCAATTCTTATTAAGAAATTCTCAAGGAGTTTTAATATTACCAATACGAGAACAATTATTTATTAATGTACAAGAAAGTTTCATTGCGGAAGATTTACCATATGAAAGTTGTTATTTAATAGAGTTTCCTTGTTGTAATAATGTGTGTCCAACAACAACTACAACAACTACAGAATGTTGTTGTCCTCAAGACACTCCAACATCAACACCAACACCAACTGTCACACCAACACCGGGATTATCACCTACACCTACACCAACACCGGGATTATCACCTACACCTACACCTACACCGGGATTATCACCAACACCAACACCAACAAAAACTCCAATACCTCTTCCGTCACCAATAGATGAGTTTTGTTTTAGTGTGTTTATTCAATCACCAACAGTAACTCCAACACCAACAATTACACCAACAGGAAGTCCAATTCCTTGTTGTAATACTTGGTATTATTTTGGGGGACCTGTTTCTGGATCTACATTCCAATGGTTAGATTGTTCAGGAAACACAACAACCTTTAGTGCTTCAACGGGATACGCTTCTACAATATGTGCGTTATCCGTTATAAAATTATCGGGAGATGGTCAAACTTATCTTGAAAGTACTTGTACTTGTGGTTCCGCACAACTAACCCCAACCCCGACTCCTACACAAACACAAACTCCAACAACAACTCCAACAACAACTCCAACAACAACACCAACAACAACACCAGGATTATCACCAACTCCAACTCCAACAAAAACAAAAACACCAACAACAACAACAACACCAGGATTATCACCAACACCAACACCAACAAAAACACTTACTCCTACTCCTACCGTAACACCAGGATTATCACCGACACCTACACCAACAAAAACACCTACACCAAATCCTACCGTAACACCAGGATTATCACCGACACCAACACCAACACCAACTTGTGGAATTATAACTAATAACACTATTTATATAAAATATAATACTAAATCATGTTAACTGACGAAATAAAAGAAATTATCGAAGAACTTTTTAACGCCACACCTAATGATGTGGGCGTTGGTTATGGTACAAAAATAAAAAATGGTGAAATGACTAATGAAGAGTCAATCATATTTTTTGTACCAAAAAAAATACCGTCACATTTAATTCCTGAAAATGAATTATTACCTGATGTTGAATTTACTTTAAGTGATAGAGTTCTAAAAACCGATGTTATTGAGGTGGGTATAATTAAAACTTTTGCTTGTGATCCTAGTTGTTACACTTGGACAAATCCAGGTACACCACCAACAAATCGTCTACAACATAGACCAATTAAAGGTGGTATATCAATTACCTCTCAAACTAAACTTGGTTTTGTAGGTACTTTAGGATTTATTGCGGTTGATGTTGCAACTCAAGCTTTGGTTGGTGTAACAAATAATCACGTTGTAATTAGGGACGCATCATACACAAGTCAAAGAAACCCATCAGGTCTTATACAAAATGAATATGATATTATTTCAGGTGGGGCGGTACAACCTGATTCTGCATTTCAAAATGGGGAATCATCTTCACCTGCTCCTGCAGCTATGATTGGTCAAGTTGTTAGGTATGTTCCGATATCCGTGTCGGGTGGAGTTAACAAAGTTGATGGAGCACTAATTTCAGTTGAATGTAATCCAGTTATCGATATTGCGGAATCTTTCAAACAATTTGGTTTGACTTATAATTCTCCTTACGTTTTTGCAACAACGACAGAAATTAATAATTTATTAACAACAAATCCAATGTTGTTTAGTAGTGGTAGAACAACAGGAGTTAAACAAGGAATACCTTGTCCACTAAGAACTTTCACGTTGGGTTTTGCTGGTGGTGTCAGTGGATATAATATCCAAGGAACATCAACCACAATTCCATTCACGGATATAATTATGTTTGTAAGACCCGAAAACGACCCTAACTTAGCAACCGTTTGTAACTACCCTATTTTTGCTGGTGATTCTGGATCTGCATTGGTTGCAGATTTTAGTGGTACATCAAAAATTGTTGGACTAGTGTTTGCTGGTTCTGAATATTATGGGTTTGCTTGTAGAATTGACCACGTAGCAAGTGAACTTGGTATTCAATCTTGGGATGGAACAACTAAACCATACGTTGATTCAACCACAATATCCTATATTACAGTGCCAGGGTTTAATAGTGTTAAAACACAAGTTTCGGGGGGTGACACATATTGGCAAGTAGGCGCTTATAATTTAACAGTACCATGTGATATTAGTCCAACACCTACTGGTACACTTACACCCACACCTACCCCAACCACACCTTGTTGTAAAACTTGGGCTTATTATGGTGGTCCGTTTGGTACTGGTTCAACAATTTCTTATGTTAGTTGTGAAGGTGTAACAATTTTATTACCCGTTCCCACCTTCCAAACTGGTACCATATGTGCAATAAGTGCAAGTGTTATTTCTGGATCGGGTTCTGTTTATACTGAAGATTCATCATGTGATTGTATTCCAATTCCAACACCAACACCAACTGTCACACCAACACCGGGATTATCACCAACCGCAACACCAACCGTAACACCAAGCGAAACTCCGAGACCAACCGAAACTCCAACAACAACACCAACACCAACAATAACAACAACACCAGGATTATCACCATCAACAACACCAACCAAAACACCGACACCAACAGTAACTAAAACTAAAACTCCTACTCCAACGGTAACTAAAACTCCAACACCTACACCAACTAAAACACCTACACCAACACCTGTTAACGCAGCTGTTGGTCCATTTACGTCATTTGTGACATTTGAATCATATAATTGCTAATAATAAAAAAAATGATAACAGAAGAAATAAATAAAAAATTAAAAGAATGGAGTGATAATACACCATCTGATGTTGGTGTTGGTTATGGGTTTAAACAAACTAACGGTATTTATACTGGTGAAGTTTGTATTGTTTTTTCGGTGAAAGAAAAAAAACCGTTAAGTAATTTATCCGATAATGAAATTTTACCATCAGAAATAAAAATAAGTGAAAATAAAACACTTAATACTGATGTAATACAAGTTGGTGAAATTTATACTTTACAATGTAGTAGAACAACACCTATCACTAACTCACCTCCGCTTTGTGAGCCTTTTGTATTAACACCACCAACAAATAGATCTGCATTTGCAACATTGAGAGGTGGTATATCTATAACTTCGGTAAGAAAAGGTAATTCTGTTGGTACTTTAGGTATGATTGTGCAAGACATACACACGAACGCTTTAGTTGGTTTAACAAATAATCACGTTGTAATTGGAAACTCTATAAAGGCTCAATATCAAAATTTAAATCCTGTATTGGGAAATAATTTCCCAATAACTAACGAAATAAATCCAGATAATGACGTTTGCCAACCTGGGGAATTTGGGTTTCAAACAGGTAGTAAATTTGGTCAAGTTGTTAGATATGTACCAATTTCACCCTATCAAACTTTACCACCAAGTAGCGGATGGATAGCATCTCCATTAGGATTACCAAAAAATAATGTAGATGCCGCATTAGTTAGTATTAATTGTAATGAAATTGATTTTAATCAATCTTTTAAATTTTCGGGGTTTGAAGCTTTAATGCCTAATCCATTACCTTTTGCAACAACCGCTGAAATTAATAACTTATTGGTAACAAACCCACAATTATATAGTACTGGTAGATCAACCGGACCAAAGGGTTTAGGAACACCGGGATGTGAATTAAGGATTAGTCAGATAAATGTTGCAACTGCTGTTGGACCTTATAGTTGGCATTTAGCTGCTGGCGGTCAACAATATAGTACAGCTGCAGATTTTAACCCAAGATTAATAGCATTTTTTAAACCAAGCGGTATACCTGCTCAACCACACTGTTTATGGCCATGTGCCGGTGGTGATTCAGGATCAATGTTAATTGCTAATTTTGGTACCCAACCATCACCAAACTTTAAAGTAATAGGTTTAGTATTTGCCGGTAATAGCTGCCCATCTTATCCCACTGCTACTGGAGCCAACAATGTTTTTAACACTAATTACGCCATAACTCCTCCACCAATAGGATGTGGTTTACCAAATTCATACAACAATTGGTTAGGTTATGCTTGTAGAATTGATGACGTTGCAAATGAGTTAGGAATTAAAGCTTGGACAGGTGGGACAGCTCCATTAGTAAATCCAAACCTAAATTTAATTACTTTACCGGGATTAAACCCAATCACAGCAACAACCTGTTTAAATGAATATTATTACCAAGTAGGTACCACAATGACCCAATCCGTATGTAGCGCACCACCAAGTCTTATTTTAACAAGTCCTCAGTTCTTAAATGGTCAAACATTAGCTCAGTCGGTAAGACATCCAATCTGTCCTCCAGGTCAAAATTATAGTGTTGGATTAGATTGGTTTATAAATAACTTAAACACAAATGATGTTATCAGTTATAGTTTATTAATGGAAGATATTAACGCACCTGGATCAAGTCCTAGTGGATATTTTGTTCATTGGAAAGTAATAAATATCCCACCAACTCAAACATCAATTAATTTATGGACATCAGGACTCTCAGGATGGCAAGCAGGTGCGTCTATACAACAAACAGATTGGTTCCCAAATGCGGTTAATCCAAATGGTTATGGTGGAACTTGTCCTCCAAATCATACATACAGAATATCTATTACGGCATTTATAACACCTGCAGCTGGTGGTGGTACGATAACAAGTAATTTACTTACATTTATTAGTAGTTAAAATTAAAGAAAAAAAAACAAACATTAAAAAATGAATTATGATTTTAATTTTATTGGTTTTTATAACTCAAAACCTTCTTGGGTTGGGTATGATAACACAACTCCATTAACAATTAGATGGAATAATCTTGGTTATTGGGAAATGATCGGTTGGGAGGGTATCTTCTGTGGACAACCAAGATCAACAGATAGTGACTCTTTTCCTGATACAGGATGGTTTATTTATGATCCAACTGATAGTTGTTCAGATGCGTCTTTTGATGTAACAATTGGTGAATGTCCATTACCGGGAGTCGCAGTATTTCAATCTTGTTGTGACCCTAGTATATATATACGAATAGATAATATCCCAAGTACTTTTTTTCCTATAACCACTAATTCATATTATTTATCTTCATTATTATTTAATGGGTGTATAACTAACGTTTCTCCATCCACGCCAGCATCAACTCTAATATCATATACTGATGATTTGGCAACCTTAATAGAACAATTGGGTGATTGTTCCGTATGTTTATTAGAAGAACCTTGTCCAACACCAACCCCTACAGTAACACCAACTATGACAGTAACACCGGGACTACCTCCAACACAAACACCAACACAAACTTCAGGGTTATTACCAACACCAACACCCGTTTGTCCGATATGTGCAACGGTTAGTGCTTTACCTGGTTTAGGATCTTCAACAACAATTAATGGTGTTACAGTAACCGCCTCAGGTTTTGGTGATATTCTAACAGATCCAGGGGGTAGTTTTGCTTGGTGCATGATACCACTCGGATCAGCAACTAATACCGCATTTTTAGGGTCCGCATCATTTTTATCATCGCCATTTACTTATATTTTAAATTTTAGTTCACCGGTTAATAATTTAGTAATAAGATTAATTAATTATAGTTCACCACCAGGTTTCGGATCTGAATCATTTACGTTTACCACAAATAGTGGTAACCCTGTTTTATCTTCTTGTGATTATTGTTGTGCTACAATTATTGGAAATGTTGTTACATCAATTTTTTGTCCGATTTTACCAGGAACTAATGATGGTGGCGGTACGTTCACAATTTCAAATATATCTACATTTACCACTTTAACCATAACAGGACCAGGTGGTTATGGTGGTACCATTGTTGACATATGTTCAGATTCGGTTCAACCACCCGTATCACCAACACCAACACCAACTGTTACACCAACATCAGGATTATTACCATCACCAACACCAACAAATACTCCAGAACCAATTGATGCGAACTGTTTACCTTTAATAATGACAAGGTTAGATACATCTTCTCCGGCTTCTGTCGGTTTATATTCTTATAATCCAACATCAAATATAACAACATTACTAAATTTACCCAATTCTTTAAATGTATTAGGTCAATCTATGACAAATACATCAACAAAATTATGGATATGTCAAGACGCTTCTCAAGGAATAAGAGAATGGGATATTACGTTAAGTCCTTGGAATGCAGTTTGGTCTAGGGACATTGCATCTCCAAGTGCTATTCCAGGGTTAGGTTGGTTGGCAGGTGCATTATGTGTATATAGGGATCCAATAACAAATATAGTCAACCCTAACTTATTAGTATCCATGGGATTTAGTAGTACAGGTTTTGACATTGTTTTAGTGGACATTAGCGGAACTGTTTGGTCTAAAACTTCATTATTTCAATTAAGTACTTTATCAGCTAATAGACAAATTACTGAAGTTGTTATGAACAACAACGGTAAAATGATTACAATAGGACTTGACACATCAACATTACAAAAATACGTTACTCAATTTCAATATATTGCAGGTTCTTGGCAGGTACAACTCGACATTCTAATTTCAATAACAACTACTATACAATCATTTTTCCAATGGAATAATTTATTTTATATAGGAGGATTTCCTGGTAATGAACTTTGGTCAATATCAAATGTATCTCCGTATACAACTTCATTACTTGGAAACTTTTTGCAGAGTAGGTCTTTTGATTCAGGGCAAAGTCCTGAATGTATTGATTTGGAGTTTATACCTCCATATGTTACACCAACACCAACTGTAACACCAACTGTTACCCCAACAGATCCTCCACCAACACCAACACCAACACCTCCACCATTACCTTGTGATTGTGATCAAGAAACTCTTTTACCTGCAATAGGCAATAGTATTATGTATTCAAATGGTCTTACAATTTCCGCAACTGGTACAGGATCTGTTGCAATTTATCCATCTCCATCTTGTTCGGAAATTTATTGTGGTTTTTGTGCGATCCAAAATTCGATTTACATTGGTGGGAGTGGTCCATTCACATATACATTAAATTTTAGTTATCCAGTTAATGATTTTAAAATTTTTTTAGTTGGATATAATGTTGGAGAATCTTTTACTTTAACAACTAACACAGGGAGTAATACTCCCAATATTAATTTATGTTCAGGATGTTGTGTTTCAATTTCAGGAAATGTAATTACCGCCTCTAATATAAATAGTGATTGTGATGGCGGGGTAGTAGGTTCAGGTCTATTCAACATAAACAACTCACTTCCTTTTACATCTTTAACAATATCAGGACCAGGTGGTGGATCTGGTTCAGTATTAACATTTTGTGATTCCGTACCAGAAAATATTATTTGTTTAGAAAGATGTAATGTTTTATTTGTTGCATTAGATGCGAGTAATGTTAGTTTGGATGTTTATTCTTATGATATTACAACTAATATCCCAATTTTTTTAACACCATTTTTTAGTGGGTCATATCCATCACTTTCAATTTATGGAATTGCACACACATCTAATAAAATCTTTTTACAAACTGTTGTTTCTATACCTGGAGGGACCCAATGGGTTATTTATGAGTACGACTACCAACCATGTCCTTTTAGTGCAACATTTAATAGAATTATAACAATTCCACTTCCTATTGTTATGGGTAGCGGATTGACGGCAAAAAGTAATTCCACATTAATTGGTAGTATTACTGTTAGTTCAACGATTACAGAAATAGTAGAATTTGATATTACGACAACAACAGCATCATTATTAACTTTAATTACATTACCTCCAAATGTTCAAGTTTTTGAGGATTTAATGTTTACAACAACATCTCCAAGTAAACTATTAGTTAATGTAGGTATGGGTTTTGGTGGTTTTTTTGGGATAAATCAGTATGACTATACTACTTTATCATTGGATGTTTATGTTCCTTTTAATCCTTTTACTATATTTAACACTTATGGTTTATTTACTGATAATAGTCAGATATATTTTACCGGAGACGGTCAAAACCCTATTGGTCCATTATGGAACATTAACCAATCTCCTCCATACCCATTTACTTTAGTTCAAAATTGTGGGCTTAGAGTATATAACGCCTCAAGCATTCCAGAATGTAACGATTCATTGTTATATCTTAGTGGATCGACACCAACTCCAACACCAACACCAACGGTTACTCCAACTGTTACCCCAACAGATCCTCCTCCGACACCAACACCGACACCAACACCAAATTGTCCTGACTGTGAAGAATTTGCAAACTTACCATTTATTTATGAATTTTTAAATAATCCCGGAGGATCGGTTACTACGGCATCGTTAACATATTCTAGTGGTATGGTAATAACTTCAACAGGATTTGGTAATTGGCCAGCATATGCAGGTGTTTATACTTGTTCCCCTTCTTTTAACATATCTAGTCCGGTATTTGGATTAGGTGCTCAACCAAGTACTCAGTGGCCAATTCCACCTCCCGCAATAGTAACATATTCATATACAATGACATTTAGTATTCCTGTTACCACTGTCACTTTAAGAATTTCCTATATTAGAACATCTGGAAATCCCCCATATACTGCTCTTAGTACTGCAATGACTTTTACCACTAATATTGGAAATCCACTTATCACATCATGTGATCACTGTTGTTCAACTATATCTGGAAATGTAATTCTTGGTGGAACTGGTGGTAGTGATTGTTTTACTTTTATAACAACAACAGGTTTAGGTGCGGGAGTATTTACCTTTAGTAACTCATTACCATTTACATCGTTAACTGTTATAGGAAATAAAATACGAGCTTCACAAACTTTAGAAATTTGTGGGATTGGTTATGTTATTGATCCGACAACACCAACACCAACACCAACAAATACTGTAACACCAACAAAAACTCCAACAAATACACCAACTCCAACAAATACACCAACAAATACACCAACAGGAACTAACCCACCACCAACGCCAACTCCAACTCCAACAAATCCACCCCCACCAACCACAACACCAACACCAACACCAACAATAACTATAACTCCCACACAAACAAAAACACCTACCCCAACAAAAACTGTAACTCCAACAAAAACACCAACACCTACTCCAACACCAGTATTTGTAACATATTTAGTTCTTGATTGTTGTACTAAGTCAATATTTAGATACGTTAATTTACCATCAACATTTACACCTGGAAATGTGATTATTGGTACCGATTTACAATGTTATGAGGTAATTACATTACAAATAGGAGCAATAAGTTTAATATGGAATAATACCACATCCGTAAACTGTGATACTTGTATATCAACCTACCTTTGTGTAACCCCAACACCAACCCCAACAAAAACTAAGACTCCAACCCCAACGGTAACTAAAACTCCAACATTGACACCGACTAAAACAACAACTCCAACGGTAACCCCAACTAAAACGGTAACCCCAACCTTAACAAAAACCCCAACCCCAACCTTAACAAAAACCCCAACCCCAACTCCGAGTTGTTTTTACTATAGGATTAATAATACTAATGCGACAAAAGAAGTTTCTATAACATTTACACCGTGTTGTATTACCGAGATTTCACCTCTGATTATCGGTCCAAGTGGAGTAGCAACTATTTGTTCATCTACAGCACCTTCACTTCCCGCTGGTGTGACATCAATTTTATTGGGTCCTTGTCCAACTTGTTAAAAATAATTTGACACATAATTATTTTTTTCATATCTTTGTTTAACAAAGGTGAATGTCGTTATACACGGCAGCCAATATACCAAATTTAAAACATATGATATCACAAGAAGAAATTAAAAGTTTCTTGGAGGGGAATGACCCTGAACAGCACATAGTTGCGGTAGAGTTTGACTATGCTTCAGACCACATTTTTAAAATTAAAGAAGTACCGGGAAAAGGTAAAGTTATTCAACAAGATTCACTCATAGCATTTGCGTGGGTAGGTGATTTACATGGTCTTAATTTTTATGAAGGATCGAAATCTCTACAAAAACAAGCAATGGGTAAGTACGGTATTCTAATAGAAAAACTCCGAACAGACAATAGTAAACAATTAGAAGAAGGATTAACATTCATAGTTAAATCAATTAAAGGTTATCGATCATTAATACAATTCTTTCGTGAAGGGGGAATTGATCCATGGGGAGAAAAAACAAAAGACAAAATATTAATGGTGTCTCCGGTAGAACAATACCTCATCTCAAAAGAAAAAAGATTATTTAAAGGATTTGAAGAATATAATGATATCACAAGGTTTGTATTTGACCTTGAGACTACCTCTTTAGAACCAAGAGATGGTAGAATATTTATGATTGGAATGAAAACAAATAAAGGTTTTCAAAAAGTTATTGAATGTTCAAATGAAGATGAAGAACGATCAGGTATTGTTGAATTTTTTAGAACAATAAACGAAATTAAACCTTCAATTATTGCGGGATATAACTCAGCAAACTTTGATTGGTTTTGGATTTTTGAAAGATGTAAGGCATTAAACTTAGATATTAAAAAAATATCATTTTCATTAAATGGTAAAAAAACAATATCTCAAAGAGAGTCAATGTTAAAATTGGCAAATGAGGTTGAGAAATTTAATCAAGTTCAAATGTGGGGATATAATGTAATTGATATCATACACTCAGTTCGTAGATCACAAGCAATCAACTCAAACATTAAAGAGGCAGGTTTAAAATATATTACCAAGTATATTGATGCTGAAGCAAAAGATCGTATCTATATTGACCATACAAGTATTGGTTCAATGTATGCAGAAAAAGATGAATATTGGTTAAATACTGATAATGGTAAATATAAAAAAGTTGGTATTGACCCAAAGGTTGATGAGATATGTGTAAGACGGGGAGATGTTTACCTTAAAACAACTGGTGATGATATTGTTGAGAGGTATCTTGATGATGACCTTGAGGAAACATTAATTGTGGATGATGAGTTTAATCAAGCAACATTTTTATTATCATCATTGGTACCAACCACATATGAAAGAGCATCTACAATGGGTACCGCAACTCTTTGGAAAATGGTAATGTTGGCTTGGTCATATAAATATGGGTTAGCAATTCCTAAAAAAGGAGAAAGAAGAAATTTTGTTGGTGGTCTATCACGTTTACTTAAAGTAGGTTATTCTAAGGACGTATTAAAACTTGACTACTCATCACTATACCCATCCATTCAGTTAGTTCATGACGTGTTTCCTGAGTGTGATATAACAGGGGCGATGAAGGGATTATTAACTTACTTCCGTAACTCTCGTATTATGTATAAGAATTTGGCAGCAGAGTATAAGACGATTGATAAGAAGAAATCAACATCATTTGACCGTAAACAATTACCAATTAAGATCTTTATCAATGCGTTCTTCGGATCGTTATCGGCACCACAGGTATTTCCGTGGGGAGATATTGATATGGGGGAACAGATTACAACTACAGGTAGACAATATTTACGACAAATGTTAAAGTTCTTTAGTAAACGAGGATATAGTCCTCTTGTCTGTGACACCGATGGTATGAACTTCTCATTACCTGAGGGTGGTGTTGATGGACGTGTTTATATTGGAAAAGGAAATAACTGGTTAGTTAAAGAGGGTAAAGAATATCGTGGTTATGATGCCGATGTTGCGGAGTTTAACGATATATTTATGAAAGGTGAAATGGGTCTTGATTGTGATGGTACTTGGGATTCGTGTATTAACTTAGCTCGTAAGAACTACGCAACTATGGAACAAAATGGTAAAATAAAATTTACCGGCAATAGTATCAAATCTAAAAAGATGCCAAAATATATTGAGAAGTTCTTAGATAAGGGGGTTAAACAATTACTTAATGGTAACGGTAAAGAATTTATTGAATGGTATTACGAATATATACAAAAGATATTTGACGAAAAAGTTCCATTGGCTGAAATTGCTTCTAAATCAAGAGTTAAATTAAGTGTAGAGAATTATATTAAACGTAGTAAACAAACTACCATAGCAGGTAATCTAATGTCTAGACAAGCACACATGGAACTTATTATAAAAGATGGTATACAGTCAAATCTTGGAGATACAATCCTATATGTAAACAACGGAACAAAAGCTTCTCATGGTGACGTTCAAAAAATTAATAAACCAAATAAAGGTTGGTCACAGGAACAGATATCCGAACACATTAAAAGTTATGGAGTACCCCTAAAAGATTCAATGGAATCATTTGTACAACTTAATTGTTATAGAATTAATCCATCTGATTTAGAAAATAATCCTGAGATGTTAGGAAGTTATAATATTCAAAGAGCAATTGCAACATTTAATAAACGAGTTGAACCTCTTACAATAGTTTTTGATGATGAGGTTAGAAAAACATTATTAGTTAAGAATCCAGAGGATAGAAGTTTTTATACAACAGACCAATGTAAATTAATTAATGGTAAACCATTTAGTCCTGAAGACCAAGATGATGTTTATGAAAATTTAATGAAAATGGAACAAGGTGAAATAGATTTTTGGAATAAAGTTGGTATTGACCCTAATTACATATATGAATTTGCGGAGCCAGGATGGGAACAATACCTATAAGTTTCTTAAATGATGAGGTTTTAAGACATCTTCAACCCGTCTGAAGATAGTATTATCCAATTTCCTTCTACAAACTGAAACTGTACACAAGCCCCCCAATCTAATTGGAGTTCATCCCATTCCTCATCAATTTTACCAATGTCAGGTAATAACCTAACATTTGTCAATGCTTTTATAATAACTTTTGAATTTTTTGTAGAATCTAAAGTTATTGTTGTTTCGTTAATGTTTTTTGCAATAATTAATTTTTCACCATTAGAAGTGTATTGTAGTTCGGAAACAATTTTATAATCGGGGACATATACTTGAGTTGTAACTTGAGTTGTAACTTCACCTTTTATTATTGTTTTTCTTTTCGGGATATTAATTATTGATACCATTTATATAACATATATTTGTCTTGGCATTGCTCTAAACTTAAGTGATTTATTTAAGTTTTCTGCAATTAACGCTTCTCTTTCCATTACTTTTTCAGGTTTTAATCTTGTCAACCTACCTTCAGGTCCTGTAAGTTCATCTATTAGTTTTGTTTTTTCATCTTTTGCCTCAGTTGCTAAAGAAGTGTAATCCATTGTTAATTCAGAATCGGGGGTTTTAATGTTACCACTAAATTTACCTCGAACTCTTGCTAATGTTTCTTTACAATATGCCGTAAACCATCTACGAACCCAAACCTGTGCCGGATTATTTAGATCAACCCAAGACATTTGTTGGAATGGTACATCTGATGGCATTTGAATTATATCAGGATTATTTTTTAAACAATTGTCTTTATCCTCTTCACAAGCATCATAATACCAATACCAAACTCTACCTTTCATTAATGTACCATTACCGAAGTCAAATTTACCTCCAGGTGTATTCATTAAGTGAATTGCTTTTTTACCTTCAGGTAACGCTGTAACCCTATATGTTAAATCACCTTGGATTATTCTTCTTTGTATATTAATTTCTTGCATTCTTAATAACATATCAAACGCTGGCATCATAAAGTAACTACCCGCCATGTTACCCATTTGAGTAAATCCACCCGGTCCTCCTAATCCTCCACCGGCAATTCCACCAAAAGTCCACGGATCTATTAACGTATTATTTAATTCTGCGGGAGAAAACCACAGTAATTCGTTAAGTTCTCTACACGCAGGTATTTCATATATTTGTTGGTTACCAACTAATTGAATGTAATCTTTCTTTAAAACATAGTCACCGCCAGCTTGTAATCCTACAATTTTAGAATAGGCATATGTGTATCTTGTTTCATAATCTAAACTTTTAGAGATAAATGCTTTTGCTAATGATTGTGTTTCAACATTTAAACCCCAAAGATTAGACCATTGTGATTCTATTAACCAATCTTGTATATATTGTGAATAATCATCAATAGAAAATTCTAACAATGTATCCATTTGTTCGTCTTCTAACTCAACACTACGAAGAGGAGCACCTAATAGGTGACGAATTCTTGTATATAATTTACTTCTTTCTGGTTCTGAAATTATTGACATAGTTTTTATTTATAAATATCTTATTTTTTAGTTCTCAACAAATATAACTCATTAACAAATTCCCAATTTACATAATTCCAAAAATTTCTAATGTATTCATCTCTTTTATTTCTATATCTTAAATAATATGCGTGTTCCCAAACATCAAGACCTAATAAAGGATAACCACCGTCTTTAACAACACTCATCATTGGATTGTCTTGGTTGGGTGTTGACATTATTTTTAAAGTATTTTTTTTTGTTAAAATTAACCAAACCCATCCAGATCCAAATCTATCTTTGGCGGTTTGATTAAATTCATCTTTCATTTTTTTTATATTACCATATTGTTTTGTGATCTCGTCAAATATTTCACCACTTGGTTTTTGTTTTTTTGGTGATAACATTTTCCAAAACAAAGCATGGTTAAATGCTCCTCCGGCATTATTTCTAATTACCGTATCATATTTTCCAATAGATTTAACAATATCTTCTAACTCAACATCACCATAATCTTTTTTTGATAAAGCGTCATTTAATTTTTTAACATACCCTTTATAATGTTTATTATAATGAATGTTCATTGTTTCAGGGTCAACAAATTTATTTATTGATGAATATGAATAAGGTAGTTTATCAATACCAATTTTTTTCATCTCTAATATAAAATTTTCACGTATATTTTCTTTTTCAGATAATATAATTTGTTCATTTATTAAATTTATTTTTTTTCCAATACCAACTAAACCTTCATACATAAATTTTTCATATTTAGGGAAGTCACGTTCAAATTTTTTAATAACCGATCCGGCTTCAGAATTAGCTTCATCTTCATTTTGACCACCAATATCTTGACCTCTTTCCATACCTTTAGTTGTTCGTTGCCATTCGTGTACCCATTCATGAGCCAATGTCCTACAAACATCACGATTTAATCGACCTTTAGTTAAAATTTTAAGTTCTGAATTTTCTGTTCTACTTCCAGTTGACATTTCACCATTTCTTTCCCCTAAAAACATAATTGTAATATTGTTTTTAATTGGGTATTTTTTTTGTAAATATTTTATAAAATCTTCCATTAAAGTTTTATCTTCTTTGGACATATCACATTTAATGTGTTTAATTGTTGCTTTCATTATTTATAAATATCATATAAAATAAAAAACCCACCTGTGTGGTGGGTTTATAATATTATTTTTACTAATACGGTTTTTAATCTAAATAACCTAATATAGTTGCTTCACCATTTAAACATTCAATTAACGAATCAACTTTTTCTGGATCCATGTTTGGTTCCATTTCTTCATAAATATCATCTATACATGTATTAAATTCTTCTTTATTACTAATTAATTGACAACTTTCAGGTACATACTCTTTATCAAATTCAGATAAAGTGTTAAAACATTCTTTAAGCCCATCAGTAAAAGAATTATTATTATCTTCTGATGATAAAAACCCTAAACTTGATGCTTTTCCCTGTAAACAATTAAATAATTTGTCAAACTCAGATACCTTACTTCCCATTCCCTGTATTGCTAAATTTATTTCATTTTTACATTCTATAAATTCATCCCTATTTGTAACTGATTTACAACTTTCAGGTATATTTTCATTAGTTAAACCAAATGAATCAAAACATTCTTGAAATTCCTCAATATTTTCAAATAATAAACCTTTTTGTTTTAAATATCTTTGTTCAACAAGTAAATTAACTTGTTGAGTTTTTCTAATTTTAGTTTGACTTCTACTATTTGACATTAATTCTTCTTTTATTTTCCTTAAGACTTGCGTTCATAACTGGGTTACTTATTTTATTAGCAACACAAGTAAAAAATTTCACAGCGTCTTCAGGTTTTTTATTTAATCTTACTAATTCAGACGCACATTTAAACCCTTTCATGAGATCTGTTGGTATTTTTCCATTAGTAATTACCTCCATACCTAATTCCAAACAAGTTGGAAGATTAGCCATATCACTTAATGTTAATACTTCTGTTGCACAACTCATAATTTCTTGGGGAATATCACCGTCAATTTCCTTAATAACTCTTCTAATTAATTTAGATAAATCAGCTTCGGTTAATCTTATTGTTTTTTTCATAATATATTTGTTTTTTTATAAATATAACGACAATTGTAAAAAATTTTTATTTATTATAAATACACTTTGCTGTTTCAGTTGTAAGATTTGTATAATATCTAGCTTTATCAAAAAAGTCCATGTTTTTAGTTTTTTCGTCTATTATACTTTTAGCCCCTGCAAGACAACTTTTAAGATTTGTCATTGTTTGTCCTGATTCTGTATTTAATGTTTTACAAGAACTAATTTTTTCAAGGTCAGTTAACTTTAATTGTGATGCTGTTGCAACACACGATAAAACACCACCAATCTTTGAATTTTCTTCTCTTATTACTCGTCTAACAATACGAGCTAAATCAGATTCCGTTAATCTTATTGTTTTTTTCATAATATATTTATTTTTATATAAATATAACAACAACAATAATATTATCTTTTTTTATTTATAATGTCTAAAATTTCTTCAACAACGTCTCCACTATTCTCAGGATTTTCATCCCCCATTACAGTTCTGATAATTTTTTTTTTACGATTTAGGATATCATATATTGCTCCTTCAATTGTGTTTTCATATAATGGATAATACACAAGTACATTAGATTTTTGACCATAACGATATGCTCGATCTTCTGCTTGAGCATGTTCTGCAGGAACAAAAGATAAGTCATTCATAATAACAACCTCAGCGGCGGTCAAAGTTAAACCAACACCTGCAGCTTTTAAGTTACCAACAAATACTCTAATCTTTTCGTTATCTTGAAATTCATCAACAGCATGTTGACGATGAGGTTTAGAACAACTACCATCCAAATAAACCGCTTGTTTACCAAAATGTTGATAAATCGTTTGTAATGTGTCAGTAAAGTTTGTGAAGATAATAACCTTTTTACCTTGTTCAATAATATTTTCGGCAAACTCGATTGTTTGTTTTGTTTTTTCGTTTGAAATAACTTTTCTAACTTTCATTAATTTAGAAAATTGAACAGTAAGAGAAGACGATTCATCTTTTTTATTATCAAACCAATTATAATATTCCCCCATCAGTTCTTCATATTCTTTTGATTTCAAACGAAGATATACAGGAGAAATAATTTTATCAGGAAGATCCAACACATCTTCTTTTAACCTACGAAGAATTTGTTTTGAAGTTCTATCTCTTAATTCCTCCAAATTAGATGCTCCCGTTACATTCCAAACTTTTCTTCTACCTGCCATAAATTGATATCCTTGACAATAACGAATAGCGTAAGCCATCCAATTTTGAGCAACAGGAGATTCAATAATATTTAATAGGTTATAATAGTTCATTGGTCTAGAAGTCATTGGAGTTCCCGTTAATAACCAAACCCTTTTAATGTTTTTAACAAAATGATTTATGATTTTTGTTCTTTGTGCTTGAGGATTTGAGATCATGTGAGCTTCATCTAAAATAACAAGGTCAAAATTTGATTGATCTAATAAAGACTTATTTTTATCCGTTGTATTGTGAAAATTTTTTAGGATATCATAATTAACAATAACAAAATCAGATTCAGTTGAAAATTTCTTACCTTCCGAGATATAAACAGGTCTATCTGAATAATTTTCAATTTCACGTTGCCAGTTAATCTTTAATGATGCGGGACATATAATTAATATTTTTTTCGCACCAGTCTCTAACGCAGCAATGATTGTACAAGTTGTTTTACCCAACCCCATATCATCAGCAAGAATAAATCTTCTTGATCCTGCTAATTTTTCTATTGCTTCTTTTTGATGTTGTAGTGGGGGTCTATGACTGTATTTAGAATAATCTACCTCAACTACCTCAACATTGTGAGTCTTTATTAATGATGATTTAGGAACCCAAAATTCTGTTAAAGGATCATTTTCAAAGAACTTACCCCAAATATGATACGATTTTTCTTTCTCAACTAATAATTTCTCAATGTAAATTTTTTCAGGAGTTTCCATAAAATATCTTTCCTCAGCAAACTTCTTCGCAAAATAAGTATCAAGATCAACCCACTTACGAGCAACCTTAGGAACTGTGTCAAAATAATTTATAATGTAATCTGATTGAGTTCTTGTTGGGTAAAACTTTTTATTATTCTCTTTTTTGGTTTTTAGATACAATATATGATTATTGGCCCCCGAGTATGAGTCTAATAATTCTAACGCTTTATGTTCTATCAATGATTGATTAATATCCAAAATTCTCTTTTTATTAAAAATAACAATAAAAAAGATATTTATCAATAAAAACCGTAATTATGGCTAATAAAATTCCTATTACAAGATTGGGTAAATTTTTCGGAGAGAACGATTTTGACCTTGATATTTCAATGGGAGAAGAGTGGTTGATTGGTGATATGAATTTCACTTGTGTGTTATATCGTATAGATAGGCAAAAGACAAAAACAGATGATGTCTATGGTGAAACCGTTTCGGACGGTATTAAATTTTTACCTCCAATTGAATTTAATGCGTTTGTTCAAGTATCGGCACCTGAAAATAAAATGATGGGGTCAACAAGAATGGATCAAATGGAGCCAGGGAATATTAGAGTTTCTGTTTATCAAAAAACTTTAGATAATTTAAATGTTGATATAAATTTTGGGGATTACATTGGTTACTATGAAACTGAAACTTTGGTAAGGTACTATACGGTTAATAATGATGGTCGTGTTGTGTCAGATAATAAACATACCTATGCAGGATATAAACCATTTTATCGTACAATAAGTGCGTCTCCTGTTGGGCCAAATGAATTTAAAGGATTATGAAAATACTATTAAAAGAATCACAAACTAATGAATTAATATCTTTTATAAAAAAAGACCCTAATTTATTAATAAAAAAACAAGTTAAAGTTTATTATGATATTACAAGACATATGTTTTCTGTTACATTTTCTGGTATTGTTGTATTAAAGGCAGATTACGTTAGATTAAAAAATGTTAAATTTTTAGTGGGGGAAAAGGGAAAAGAAAAAGTTAGGTCAGTAAAACAAAAAAATGTTCATGCTTATGTTACTGGAACATTGATTGATTATTGTGAATATCCTTGTGAGGATATACCAAGTCCTGAAGGAAATGTTGTTATTAAATATAATCCTTATTTTGACGACTCATTTCTCATAAAAAAAACAAAAGAACCAATTTTTAGTGCTGATGAGGTTGAAATGATAAATTTAGATGATAAAATATTTTTAGTTAATTAATTATGGGATTTCCAAAACAAATAAAAAAGACAATTCCTCTTATTAATAAAAAAATCTTGACACCAAGAAGACATGAGATTGCGGAGATGATTTCAGAGGATGGAACCTACCTTCCAAAATCTTTGTTACATGCAGATTTAGATCGTGGATTTTTAGATTTTGTTAGAGATGAATTAAGATGTGTTGTTGATGGAAAAGTTATTCCCGCAATTGATATTTTAATTACAACACAAAATTGGTCTCAGTTTGTTGAAACTTGGGATTTCCAAAATATTGATAAAAACGCAGAACCCCCCTTTATAACAACAATTAGAACCCCTGAAGTTAAGTTTGGTACAAATCCGGCATTAAGGTACAATATACCAAATAGGAAACAATATTATTATGCTAAGGTTCCAACATGGGATGGACAAAGACATGGTATGGACATTTATAAAATACCACAACCTGTTCCTGTTGATATAACATATACAGTAGTTATACTATGTAACAGAATGAGAGAATTGAATAAATTAAATCAAATTATTCTTGAAAAATTTTCTTCTCGTCAAGCGTATCAAGTAATTAAAGGTCATTATATTCCAATTGTTATGAACGATATTACTGATGAATCAACATTAGATTTAGAAAAAAGAAAGGTTTATATCCAAAAATACACATTTACTTTATTGGGATTTCTTATTGATGAAGATCAATTTGAAATATCTCCAGCAATTACAAGAGTTTTTCAAATATATGAAACCGATGTAAAAATAAAAAAGAAAAAACAAAAAAAGGAAACCCCTAATCCACCATCAGTAAAAAGATATGATTTTGCCACAGGTATTACATCAAACGAAGTCACTGAAGTTTTTGATTACACTGTTAATTTAAAATTTGTTGATAGTGATAACGTATCAAACGGAACTCCTCCGTCAGGATATGACGTTTATATAAATGGTCTTTATTATGGTAATGATGTAAGAGAGATACAAATTAATACTGGAGATACACTAAAAATAATTATTTATAAACAATTCCCAAATGATACATCGTTTTTAATTTTTAATCAGGAATTACTATAATTAGTCTTCACCGTATACATCTTTTTTTTCTTTACATTTTTCCATAATTAAATTTTCTAAAAATCGATACATTTTTATTCCTCGTTTATCACAATATTTTTTTAACACATTGTGGACCTCGGGGGAAATCTTTAAATTTTTTATCTTCTTAGTGTCATTATCCATAGGTAGAATAAAGGTAGAATAAAATCATACCAATTATAAATAGTTTCAAAGAAGTAAAGTTTTTGCGAAAAAAACTAATATTTATATAGAAAATAAAATAACTAAATAAAAAAAGACAATGGCAAACAGTAAAGTATTTGTATCGCCGGGAGTATACACTTCTGAAGTAGATTTAAGTTTCGTAGCACAAAGTGTTGGTGTTACAACCTTAGGTATTGCGGGAGAAACATTAAAAGGACCCGCTTTTGAACCAATTTTTGTAAGAAATTACGATGAATTTCAAAACTATTTTGGGGGTACTTCACCCGAAAAATTTATTAACACACAAATCCCTAAATATGAGGCGGCATACATTGCGAAATCATATTTACAACAATCTAATCAATTATTTGTAACAAGAATTTTAGGTCTTTCAGGTTATGATGCTGGACCATCTTGGTCAATCTTAACTGAAGCAAATGTTAATTGTTCAACAATTGATGTTAATTGTTTTAGTTCAGTGACCGTAAATTGTGAACAACAATGTGTTATTCCTTTGGAGTTACCATATTCTGTTGATTTTACGGGATGTACGGATTCAACTTCTAGTATTGAATATATGACACACTTCCCTCAGGAAATATTGGATTTATTGGATGTGAGTTATGAAACTCCACAAGGAGGAACATCAACTTTGGATAGTAATATAAAAGAATTAATTTTTAATGTAATAACAAATTCAAACCCATTAATTGCGGAAGACCAATATATTAGTTATTTTGGTAGTGTTGATGATAATGATTATAATGCGTTAACGGTTAATGGATCATACACCGCAACAACAAACGTTTATGGTGTACCGTCAATACCTTTTAGTGGAAATAATTTATGTGATGGAGCAAACACATCGTGGTATTATTCATTATTTGATAATGTTGGTGGCGGAAGTTATACAGGATTCTCATTTTGGTCAATTGTTACTGGTGTAACTAATATTACTCCAATTACAACAACCACAACCGCACCAACAACAACATCAACAACAACCGACCCTTGTGTTATTCCTGTTCCAACAACAACAACAACAACAACAAGTCCTATTCCTGTTGAGTGTTTTTCAGGATCAGTAATGGGCGTAATTTATTATTATACAGGAACATCATATACAGAATATGATGATATGGTTGTGGCAACATTTAGATCAAGAGGTATATCAACATATTCAAATGGTAATAACCCAATTTATGAAGTATCTAATTTGGCAGACGTAGTTTTAGATATGACAGGACAATATTCTGGTGTATTACAAAACCCATATCTACCATTTGGTGTTAATGTTACTAATAAAGATGGTGTTAATTTTAACTTTGAAACGTCTTTTGCAACAAGTGACTCACAATATATAACAAAAGTTTTTGGTACGGATAATTTTGGTAAACCAAGAACAGTGGTTCCTTTATTTGTTGAAGAAAGGTTTCAGGCTTTATTAAACTATGGTTGGAGAAAAGGATTTATTAGAGGATTAAATCCAACATTAGTAGATTTAAATTCTGCACAAAGTAATGCTTCGGATTCTATTGGTTGGTATTTAGATAAATACCAAACACCAAGTTCTCCTTGGGTAGTATCTGAACTTAGGGGTACAAAAGTTTATAACCTATTTAAATTTTACACAATTTCAGATGGTGATTCAGCTAATTATGAAATAAAAATATCAATTGGTAATATTTCGTTTTCAAATCAAACATTTGATGTGTTTATTCGTGATTATTATGATACGGATTCAAATCCAGTTGTGATTGAGAAATTTACTAACTGTAGTATGGATCCAAGTCAAAATAATTTTATTGCAAAAAAGACAGGTTCATTAGATGGTGAATACCAACTTAATTCTAAATATGTTATGGTAGAAATGAATGAAGATGCTCCTGTTGATGCACTTCCTTGTGGTTTTGATGGGTTTAATTTTAGAACTTATGGTACCGCAACATCACCATTTCCTGTTTATAAAACAAAATACGATTTTCCTGGAGAAGTTATCTTTAATCCTCCATTTGGAACACCAATTCAAAGTGGTGGAGATAATGTTAGAAGAACCTATTTAGGTATTTCTAATAATAATAGTTGGGATGGTAATTATTTTGAATATATTGGTAAACGAAATACAATCTCAACTTGTGATATTGAAAGTGTTGATTGGAATTATAAATCAAAAGGTTTCCACATGGATAAGGATGCTTCAGGAATAACTATTTCAGATGCCTTTACAACATCAGGAACATCTAAATTTAATGTAGGGTCGGCAAATTTCTCATCTGAACCTAATAACCCAACAAGTCCTTATTATAGAATTTATTCAAGAAAATTCACTTTATTAGTACAAGGAGGTTACGATGGTTGGGATATATATCGTGAACATAGAACTAACAGTGATAGATATGTTTTAGGAAGAACTGGTTATTTAAATGGAGCGTGTCCTGATAACAGATATCCAAATGCAGTTGGTTGGGGAGCATTCAAACAAATTGCTGTTGGTGATGGTACTCAAGATTTTGCAAATACTGACTACTATGCTTATTTATTAGGAATTCAAACATTCTCTAATCCTGAAGCGGTTAACATTAATGTGTTTGTTTCACCGGGTATTGATTATGTTAATAATAGTGACTTAGTTGAATCAACAATAGACATGATTGAAAATGAAAGAGCGGACTCACTTTATATTACAACAACTCCCGATTATAATATGTTTTTACCAACAACTACAGGTAATGATGGTATTATTTATCCTCAAGAAGCGGTAGATAATTTAGAAACAACAGGAATTGATTCTAACTATACCGCAACTTATTATCCTTGGGTGTTAACTCGTGATAGTGTAAACAATACACAAATATATATACCGGCAACTGCTGAGGTAACTAGAAATTTAGCCTTAACAGATAATATTGCGTTCCCTTGGTTTGCAGCGGCAGGTTACACAAGAGGTATTGTAAACTCAATTAAAGCACGTAAAAAATTAACTCAAGAAGATAGAGACACTCTTTACCAAGGAAGAATTAATCCAATTGCAACCTTCTCTGATGTAGGAACCGTAATTTGGGGTAATAAAACTTTACAAGTAAGAGAGTCAGCTCTTGATAGAATTAACGTGAGAAGATTGTTATTACAAGCTCGTAAATTAATCTCAGCAGTATCTGTAAGATTATTGTTTGATCAAAATGACGAACAAGTTAGACAAGACTTTTTAAACTCCGTAAATCCAATATTAGATGCTATTAGAAGAGATAGAGGTTTATATGATTTCCGAGTTACAGTTTCTTCTGACACAGCAGACTTAGATAGAAATCAAATGACAGGTAAAATTTATATTAAACCAACAAGATCCTTAGAATTTATAGATATTACATTCTATATAACACCAACTGGAGCATCATTTGAAGATATTTAATTATTAAAATGTAAAAAAATAAAAAAAAGGAGGCTAGTTCTCCTTTTTTTTATTACCTTTGTGTTTATAAATATAAAAATAAACACAATGAAAATTAAACCTATTGATTTAATTCCGGCAGTAAAATATTATTCATTTGATTGGGATGATAATTTAATGTATATGCCAACAAAAATTTATCTTTTGAATGATAAAGGTAATAAAGTAGGTATGACCACAAAAGATTTTGCAGAATTTAGAGATATGGTCGGTAAAAAATTATTTAAATATAATGGACATACCATTGTTGGACCAGCAAAAGATGCTTATATCGAGTTCGGTGTTACTTATGACGATCAATTTTTAATTGATGTTATGGTCTCACCAACAGGACCAGTATGGGATGATTTTGTTGAAGCAATTAATAATGGATCCATTTTTTCTATAATTACTGCAAGAGGTCACACACCATCAGCAATTAAACAAGGTATATATAAACTAATTAAATCAAACAAAAATGGTATTGATTCAAATAAGTTGGTTAAAAATTTATTAAAATATAAAGATTTGGCGGATGAGGATATCTTAACTAAAGATAAACTTATAAAATCATATTTAGATTTGTGTCGTTTTCACGCAGTTTCTTTTGGTATGAGTTCTGAAACAAATCCAGAGCCAGGAAAAATTAAAGCTATGGAAGAATTTATTAAATATGTTAAAGAAATTTCTATTCAGTTACAGAAAAAGGCTTTAATAAAAAATAAAATAAATAATTATATTAAGCCATTTATTGGTTTTTCAGATGATGATGTAAAAAATGTATCTAGTATGAAAGATTATTTTAAAGATAAAGAAGATAATATACTACAAACTTACTTAACATCAAGAGGAATAAAAACAAAATATTAATAATAAATGCTAGTACTAGTATATTTTATTTAAAAAAAAATAAAAGTAAATAGAAAAATTTTATTTATCGTATATTTATAATGAAAATAAACATAAAATTAAAAATTAAAAATTATGGCTGATTTGTTAATGAAAATGCCAGTTCCGTACGAACCCAAAAGGCAGAACAGGTTTATTATAAGGTTTCCTTCAGATTTGGGTATCAACGAGTGGTTTGTGGAAAGTGCTTCAAGGCCATCAATAAAAATCGGTTCAACCGAAATACAATTCTTAAATACATCAACATTTGTTGCTGGTAGATTTAATTGGGATCCAATCACAGTTAAATTCCGTGACCCAATTGGACCATCTGCAGCACAAGCTTTAATGGAATGGGTTCGTTTATGTGCTGAGTCCGTTACAGGTCGTATGGGTTATGCTGCAGGATACAAAAAAAATGTTGATCTTGAAATGTTAGATCCAACAGGAGTTGTTGTAGAAAAATGGATATTAGAAGGCACATTTTTAACTGATGTTAATTTTGGAACATTATCATATTCTCAAGATGCTTTGGCGGACATTAGTGGAACACTTCGTATGGACCGTTGTATATTAGTTTATTAATTTCTTTTAAATAAAACTAAAATATATCTATTCATAGATACGATATTTAATTCCCATATATTAATATGTATGGGAATTTTTTTTTATTAAAATAACAAAATATATTAATTATTAAGATTTTAACTAAAAAAAAGAAATATATTTACAAAAAATATAAGTAAAGTATCTTTATAATAAAAAAACAATTATGGAAAACGATTCAAAACAGTATGGTCAAATGGATTTTAATTTACCTCACGATGTTGTGTCTTTACCTTCGGGTGGTAAATATTATAAATCTAAAAAGAAAAGTGTTAAAATTGGTTATTTAACTGCTGCCGACGAAAACACTCTTTTAAGTATGAACCCAAATAAAACAATTAAGGAATCAATTGTATTACCGTTATTAAGAAATAAATTATACGAAACGGATATTAGACCTGAAGATCTTTTAGATGCGGACATTGAGGCATTATTAATATTTTTAAGAAATACATCTTTTGGTCCTGAATATGTTATAAGTGTTACTGATCCACAAACAAATAATGAATTTAATGCAACAATATTACTTGATGAATTAAATATTAAAAAAATTAATATTGAACCTGATGATGATGGGTATTTAAAAACAACATTACCAAGAACAAAATCTAATGTTAAGTTAAAATTTTTAACTATGAGAGATTCTGTTGATATTGAAAAAACTTTAAGTGGATATCCATCAGGAATAATACCACCTATTGCAACTCTTAGATTAAGTAATATGATTGTTGATATTGATGGTAATACTAATAAGGGAGATATTGTTAAGTTTATTGATAATATGCCAATAATGGATTCAAAACATATTAAAAACTTTATGTTAGAAAACGAACCAAGATTAGATTTAATAAAAGAAGTTATCGCCCCGTCAGGAGAAAGAGTAATGGTGAACATTGCTTTTGGGGTGGAATTTTTTCGGCCTTTCTTCTGATTACTCAAAATTTATATTAGACGAATTTTATTTATTGGCAAAGATGTTAAGAACATCTTATTCCGAGTATTTAAAAATGCCAACATATGTGAGAAGATATCTTATTGATAAAATTATTGAGGAGCACAAAAAAAATAAATAATCTATATTTATTATAAAAATAGTTTTATTATATGGGACCGCCAAAAGGAAAAGTTGAGATAAAAGATCCAGATGTTGTTGTTGATACTAAATTATCAGATGATTTATTAAATATAAAAACTATATTGGATGCGACTTTAGAAACTGTTCAAAGTCCTACAACTTTATTTTCCAATTTAGCTGTAATAACTAAAGAGGTTTTAGGAACTATAGGTCCTTTGGGATGGTTAGAAGCATTACAAAATTTAGATACAGAAGCAACTAAATTAGTTAGAACTTTTGGAATCAGTAAAGATAGAGCTGGAGAATTAACCCAAACCATTGCCGATGCAATACCCCAATTTGTTGGTATTGGTCTTGATGTTGGTGATGTTGCGGAAACTTTAAAAGGTTTGGGAGAAACCATGAAGGTTAATATTATGTTAAACGCTGAGTCTTTAACTAGTTTTGCGGCAACCGCAGAAGTAACTAAAGTAAAACAAAGCGAATTAGCTGAAAAATTTAGGGATGTCGGTGTTAGTATTGCAAGTATTGAACCTAAAATGTTGGATGTTGTTAAAATTGCAAGACAAGCAGGAGTAACAGTTCAAGCTGTTTCTGCCGGTGTTGTTACTAATTTAGATAAAATGAACCTTTATAATTTTGAGGGTGGGATTAAAGGATTAGCAAAAATGGCAGCACAAGCTTCAAGATTGGGGGTTGAGATGTCAGCAATATTTACTGTTGTAGATAAAGTATTTAATCCTGAAGGGGCAATTGAATTTGCTGCATCACTACAAAGATTAGGTGTAACATCAAGTCAATTACTTGATCCATTAAGATTGATGGATTTAGCTCAAAATGACCCAACAGAACTTCAAAACCAAATTGTAAACATGACAAAAGAGTTTACAAGATTCAATAAGGAGAATAATCAAATAGAAATATTACCTGGAGCTAAAAGACGTATTGACGAAATTGGTAAGGCGATGGGATTACCTGCCGGCGAATTACAAAAAATGGCAGTAAATGCGGGGATGTTTGAAATGAAATTAAAACAAATTAAATTCCCAACCGATATTGCAACCAAAGGAGATAGAGAACTTATTGCAACAATGGCACAAATTGGTAAGGATGGTATTGCCAGAGTAAGGATAGAAGAAACACGTATAGGTAAAGATGGTAAAGAAGAAGGAACGGGAGAATATATAGATAAATTAGTTAGTGAATTAAATACTGATGATGTTACAAAATTGGCACAACAACAAAAAAGTAATGACGCATCAATGGAAGAAATTGCGAAAGATCAATTAACTTATTTGAAACGAATATCTGCAAATATAAACGAAGTTGTTGCGGCAGCTAAATATGGTCCCGCAAGTTCTAAAACAATGCAAGATTTATACTCAGGAGCGTTAGGAGGATTTGAAAGATTACTAAATAATAATATACCAGAGGATGCAAGGGAATCCAAAAATTATAGAACATTTACTGATATAGCCGCACCATATGTGAAGGATCTAGTGAAAGAATTTTTAGATTCAGATACATTAAAAGAGTTGGGGGCAGAAATTAAAACAAAAATTAATGATGGTTTTTCATTTGTAAAAGATTTTGTGATTAGTTCAAGCTTTGGTATGGGAGGAAATGATACTCCTTTAATTCAATCATTAAATAACCCAAACTTGAATATTTCTTATGAACCAATGACAATAACAACTGATAATAAATTCGCCGTTGATTTTAATGTTATTGCTGATGATAAAATTAGTGGTCAGGCAATTCAAGATATTAATACTGCTATATCTAATTATTTTAATGGTCCTGATGGAACAAAAAATATGCAAGCTTTACTTAGTAGAATTGATAATATTAGAGCATCAAATGGTCAAAAACCAATTTTTAAATCCAAAAAAACCGACTAAAGGTATTTATAAATAAAGAAAAAAAAATGCCAGAAAGTGTTTTATCATTTACATCATCATCATCTTTTAGAGATTTATTAATATCTAGAAATTTACCACCATATCAGGTAGAAGGGTCGTTTAACCCCCCATCTGGTAATGTGGTTTATGAGATTAGTCCTTTAAATGATAGTAATGTTATTGATTCACCCAATAATTTAATTTCAACAAACCAATTAGCAAATAATTTATATCCATTAAATGAATGGGGTCCTGATGGAGGATTTATAGGTAAATATAGTGTTCCGGGAGCACCATTACCTGTTGGAAGTAATAATGGTCCTTATGATCCAACAGATTCATCCTTAGATTTAATTAATGAATTTTATATTGATGCGGCATATATTAAAAATATTTTTGGACCTGAAGGGGGATATAAAGATTTAATTATTATAACCGACCTACAATTATCTTCACAGTATTATTTACCGTATTATAATGGAGTCCCAAGTACTTTTATCCCATCAAGTTATACCCCATACTCAATATTAATATCGAATGATCCAAGTGGGGATATGGGATTGTTATCTCAAGATTCTTATATTGCTAAAACAGGAGCGGGATATTTAAAAGGATATTTTCAAGAAAGAATTGCTCAAGAATTTTATCAAATGACTCTTGGTAGTATTAACTTAAGTACTTTACAAGATCCTTTTAGTGCCACTATGTTGGCAACTGGACAACAACCATTCTTTACTAAGAATTGGAAAATAACAGTACCTGAAAATCCATTGTTAGCTGCTGTAAGTTTTTTGAATCGATTAACAGGAACTTATTTTCCTGTATCATTTATTCCTGGAGATTACTTTGATGATCCTGATCCAATATATTCACCACAAACCCAAAACGCATTAAACGTTGTAAACAATTTAACAGGTGGTGCATTAGGTTCTGTTTTAAATAATTTTAGGAGTCCTTCTGAAATATTTTTAGCAAACACTGGTAATGGTCAACAATCTGTTTTATTTAAAAGTTTAGAATATAATTTATATCGACCAAATTATGATAAACCACCATTACAACAATTTACAAGTGTTATATCTAATTTATTTGGAGCAGGACCTAATGGTGGGGGTGGTTATTATGTTGGTAGTGAAGATGTTGAACCGTCACTTATAACTCATCCCGCAAATCAAGTTGCTGTTAATTATCTTGGAAAACAACAATCAACATTGGTGTACGGACCTTCTGAATTAGGTAAACTTTATGAGGGTAACGAAGGTAAAATTAATTTTGGTTTACAGGCGGAATCATATTCTAATCAAGGGGGTATAAATGGAAATTTTGTATGGACATCACCAAAATATAAAGAAAATGCTGGATGGAAAGTTGGGGTTGGTGGAGAAAATAAAATTATTGACGAAGAGTTTAACCAAATTCAAAATTCATATAATCAAAATTTATCCACGGAGATTGAATTTAGGGGAGGATCAATATTAGATAATACTCAAAGAATAATAAACGCCGCAGACAATGTTGGTGGACAGGCTAGATTAAAACACGCAGGTAATGCTATAAATCAAGTTTCCAAAGTATTCAATGATGGATATAAAGAAATGACAAAAGGTTCTCAAGTTATTGCTTACTACGATAGTTCGACGGGAGATAGTACTATTGGTGTTGATGGAACTGAGATAGGTAGAGAATATTGTCGAGTATTCCAAAAAGATACACCATATTTAACATATGCTGATTTACAAAAAACTGATGGTATTACAGAGTCAGGTCGTAAATTCAATAATTCTGTTCTTGATAATACATTTAATTTAAATATTGCACCATTAAGAAATCCTGGATCAACTAATATTATTGATAGTAAGGTAAAAAAATATATGTTTTCATTGGAAAATTTAGCTTGGAGAACTTCAGATCAACCGGGATATACTTATGATGATTTACCAACCTGTGAAAAAGGTCCAAATGGTGGTAGAATAATGTGGTTTCCCCCATACGACATAACATTTAGTGAAGATTCTAGTGCTAATTGGAACCCAACTAAATTTTTAGGTAGACCGGAACCAATATACACTTATTCAAACACAAGTAGAAGTGGAAGTATAAACTGGAAAATAGTTGTCGATACTCCAGCAGCAATGAATACTATTATTGAAAAACAATTATCAAATAAATCCTCAAAAGAAGTTGATTCTATTATTAATTCATTTTTTGCGGGATGTGTTAAGTACGATTTATATGATTTGGCAATTAAATTTAATACCATACCAACTAGTGATTTATATACTTATCAACAATTATTAAATGAACCAAGATTAACTGAAGAAGAATTAGGAGAAATTTATAAAAATGTTAGTGTAGATAAATCAACTAATTTATCTGACTCAGATGGGGGTGCTGACGTAATAATAACAGATGGTAAAGTTGGTGAAGATGGTACCAATAGTACTTCTGGATCAAAATCTTCAGATGTGGAAGTAAAGTTGGATCAAGAATTAATTAATGAGTTTATAGACTATTCTTTCTATTTTGATAATGATTATCCTGAGGGGTATACGGTTCCTAATACTACGGTTACGGCAACTAAACCATATGATTTTTGGTACAATCAATACCTTTCAGTTCAAGGGACAAATTATGTTAGTCAACCACCCGTTGATGTTTACGTTGGGACAAAAAAATATATAAATAAAAGTGCCATACCAAAATTCTTTACCGAAGTTATTATTGGTAATTATAATAAAATTCAAACCGAATTTTTAACTAAATTAAAAGAAATAATTATTGATCAAAACGGAAAAGTTAAAATTGAGTTACAAGGATCTGCATCTGCTCCGGCAAAAATAGAATATAATAGAAGTTTATCTAAACGAAGAATTGATTCTGTATTACAATGGTTTAGATCTAAAACAATTGGAGACATAACAGTACCTGTTTTGGAAAGCCAAGGGAGATTAACTTTTATTGAAAACTCCAATGGTGAGGAAATCACAGTATTAGTGGGTAAAAACGGACCATATGAAGATACCGATTGTAGGCAAGACATCAGTAGAACTTCAGGGGGAGAACCAAGTGGAACGGCACAATGGTATTCTATTCCTGCAATGTCATGTAGAAGAGTCCGTATTGCAAACATAACCATAGATCCTGCCCCAATAACAACAATAGAAACAACATTAAAAACAATACCCCTAACAGAAATTGAAATTACCACCAAAATAACCGAAGATGGTAGTACTAATACCACCAAAATAACCAACAACACACCGCCAGGACCTAAACCACTTAAAAAAGTTGATCCTCTTAAAACAGTTAAAGAAGGTATTTCTAAAAAAATATTAAGAAGTTTATTTAGTGAGTGTGATTATTTTGAGGTTATTAAAAAAGAAAACCCGATGGTTTACGATAGTATTAAAGATAAGATAAAATATTTTAGTCCGGCATTTCACTCAACCACACCTGAAGGATTAAATGCGAGATTAACATTTTTAAATCAGTGCATGAGACCTGGACAAACAATTCCGGTTATTGATACTGACGGTAGACCAAAATATAATGATGCGTTAAACACTTCATTTGGTGCTCCGCCTGTATTAGTTTTAAGAATTGGAGATTTTTACCATACTAAAATAATACCAAATCGTCTTGGAATAACTTACGATCCTTTACTTTTTGATATAAATCCAGAAGGAATTGGTGTACAACCTATGATTGCTAAAATTACTTTATCATTTGATTTTATTGGTGGTAATGGATTAGCCGGACCTGTTGAACAATTACAAAACGCATTATCTTTTAATTACTACGCAAACACTGAGATCTATGATGAAAGGGCGGTTGCAACAGAAGACACGTCGAAAAGGGATAACGAGATTGTCGGTAAACTTGTTCCTAATTCACCTTCTTCTCCAACTGTTGGTGACATACCAAACAATATACCTCAAAAAGGTGGAGAAACAATTGGAAAAATACTTGGAGCAAGTTCCAACGATGATGGTACTATAGAGACGGGTGAATTAGATTATAGTGGACTTATTAGTGAGTTATCAACATCAACTAAAGATTTCTTTTCAACAATATATAACAAGTTAAAAAGTATCAATGACATTTCTAATTACGGAATATTACAACTTGTTAATTTTAAAAGAAAATATTTTGATGGAAACATTAGTGAATTTGGAAGCCCGGCTCCATTAAAAATTTATGGTAAACCTGATGATGTTGAAAAATTAATAAAAAATCTTGTTGACAATGCGGTAAACGATTGTAAAAATGACTTATCTCCCGTTATTAAAGATATTGTTAACGATACTGAATACACTAATGCAGCACAAAGACAAGTCAAAAACAAATTAGAGGATATTTTAAAAAATAGAGAAGGTGAAATAAACAATTTTGTTATTGGGTCAATTAATGAACTCACAAGTTATCAAGAAAATTTAAACTATACTTTTAGAAAAACTGATGTGGTTATATCAAAAATTGATGGAATATTATTAGAGACTGGTAAACCAAAAGTTTATATTTTTACAGGATCTAGTGCAACAACTGTATCTGATTCAATACTTAATGTATATAAGACTAATGTTGCATCAGGAATCACCGAATTTTTTGATGTTATGTTAAACAGATATATAATAGATTCACCCTTATATAGTGAAAATATTAACGTAATGAACTTTCCGGATCTTAGTTGGTGGTTTAGACCATTTTCAACTCCTGAACAAATAAGATTTTATATGGTAATGTCTGATGTAATGTTAGATGATAACAAATATACTTCTTTTATAGAAAGTTTAACCTCATTAGAAAAAATAAAATCTAACCCAAAATTAGTGTCTGATTTAAAAAATAGGTTTGACGACTATAGAAAACAATGTAAAACAGAAAAAGAAAATGAAAATAGATTATTTAATGATTATGAAAAAAGTCCTGAATATGAAAAGTTTCAAAATTTTGAAATACCCCCTTTTGATGTTAAAGTAGGGTATACTACAGACAAAAATGACCCAAGTTATTCAACGTATGAAAAAAGAATATCGGACCTATATAGTAAACAAAACTTAAATACTAATGATAAATATAATGGTAAAATAAAATTTAATTAATATGCAGTTACAGTATTATAATAGATATAATTCATTTTTACTTAACGGAAAACAAACCGTTGTTCCGTATATTAATTTGCCGTCAAAATCATCAGATAAAAAATATATTTATAAGGTTGGTACGTCTAGATTAGATAAAGTGTCTCAACAACATTACAATTCACCATTTTTTGGTTGGTTAATTTTACAATCAAACCCACAATATACTGGACTTGAATTTAATATTCCTGATGGTGCGGTATTGACAATTCCATATCCGTTGTTAACTTCATTACAGGATTATAAAAACGAATTAGATAATCACATATTCTATTATGGTAAATAACGGAGAAAATATATTAGTAGAATTTGATTACCAAAACATATCAGTAATTGACCCAAATAAAATAATTGATGAAGAAGGTAGACCAAAAGAAAGACTTATAGATCACGAAAATCTTGTGTTCTACGCTAATTTAGAATGTTCTGTATTACCAAGAACTAAATTAGCTTTAGGCGTTTCACTAAACGAATCAGTTAAAACTATATCTGTTGGTAAAATTAATTTTTTAAATCCAGGGTTTAAAAAATTTTTAGACAATGGATGGTCAGATGAAATAACAGGAAAAAATACTTTAACCGGAAAAGGTGTTAACCAACCAAAAAAATCTGTTAGTGTAAATCCTGATAATTCAGCAGACTTTTATTATAGTCAAAGTTTAATATCAAATGGGGTACCTGGTGCTGTTGATAATGGATTATTAGGTATAACACAAATAAATTATAGTTGTGGTTTAGATTTTGTACCTACTATCGATATTACTCTTGAAGACGTAAAAGGAAGATCGTTGTTTGAAGGTGGTAATAATTCTCCATACGCAGCATTTTTCCAATTCCCATACCCACTTTTTCATTTAACCATAAAAGGATATTTGGGTAAAGCAATTAGAATACCATTAATGTTAGAAAAATTTGGATCTTCATTTGATCCAAGTTCTGGTAACTTTAGGGTAAAATTAGAACTGAAAACATATAAATACACAATTATGTCTCATGTTACTTTTGGAGCAATGATGGGAACACCACTAATGTACAAGTCAATTGTTACAACAAAACAAATCCAACCAAATAATAGTTCTAATAATTCAACACCTGTTAAAAAAACATTTGCAAGTGAGGGTTATCAAAAAATGAAAGAATTATATTCTGAATATAAATCAAAAGGATTAATTAATGATAATTTTCCTGAAATAACAATACAACAATTAAAGTACAGGTTAGATAGGTTTATTAAAAATATAATAGATAGTTTTAAAAAAACTAACTTAAATGTTTTAAATGATTTAACAGATTACACAACCCAACTAACTGAATATGATGGGTATGTTTTTTATTATACTCCCGATTCTTGGGTAAAACAATATTTAGATGTGAATAATATTTTTGTACTTAAAGATAGTGAAGAAATAATATACCAATGGAAAAAAGAATACAGGGACGATATTACAAAACAATCCGCACCACTAAATGAACTTGATGGTATAATTAAAAAATTTAATCTTGCTCTTGAAAAGAATAAAACATTAGGTTTAAATCAACCAAATTATATTCCGAACAAAATTGAATTAAATACTTGTTACACTAAATCAAAGTTTATTGATGTCAACATTAATAAAACATATTTGTTAAGAACAAATAAAGAATTACCCGGAATTCCATCCGAAGTTTCCGCTTTTACAAAAACATTAGAAATCGAATTTCAGAAAAATAAAAATTTTCAATTTGATGGTAAAGGTTACTTTTTAAATCAAACAAAAGTAATGCAACAAAAATATCAAATAAATAGACAAAAAATTGAAGAATCTTTAACTGCACAATTGGCGGATCAAATGAGTAATACATCAACTGGTATTGGTTTTGAACCAACAATGAGGAATATTTTAGCGGTATTTTTTGCTCAAGGGGAAGCTTTTTTACGTCTGATGGATGATGTACATACAAAGGCTTGGAATTTAAGAGAAGATAAGTATAGAAAAGATGCCGTATTTGGTAGTAATTCAACGGTCCCTAGTGTTGATATAAAAAACGATGGAGAAGAAAACACCCCAATATATCCTTGGCCACAATTAATTGTTGAAAACACAAAAAACGATGGTGGTGAGAAATATGAATTAAAATATCCTGGTGATCCGGTTTTATCGGGAAAAATAAACGCTTTTATACCTGAAATATGGCCTGAAGTTGAGTTTGTTGAAGAATTTATAAAGGCATATACAGAAAGAGAACTTCCAATTCCGGATCCTGAATATATTAATAATGGATTAACAAAACCTGAAAGATTAAGTTTTAATGCTATTGAATTTCCAATTAATAATCAAGTATTTCAAAACACAGAAGAAGTAAAATTTTTTTATGAAATATATGAAAGATTAATGTTAAATTCATTTTATAGTTTAATGTCTAGAGACTCTTCGAAATTATATAATATGGAGTTTTATTCTGCCGAGTCAGAAGTTATTAACATTATAAAAGCGTTAGGTGATGACAACCCATATCTAACTAAAAAATTAAAAGAATATAATATTAATTCAGGAGTCTATGGAGGATTTTTAAGACATATCTCAAATCAAGGAGAGGGAATATCTTGGCAAAATTTTATTAGAGGAGAATTTAATACACCATATATTAAAAATGAAACATTAAGTTCATTTGATCTTTTAGACGCTAAGATATTAATTAATGAAATATCCCAACCAAATGTTGGAATAGAAAATACGGAATTAGTTGAAAAATATATTGGGATTGACAATGTAATTGAAAAATATGACATATGTGATTTGTACCCAATAACTAATTTATCTTGGGACAACAATTATTTGGCAAACGGCACAATAATACAAAAAACAGAATTGGTATATAAGACTTCTGATGTTTTAAAATATGATTTAAATAATAAATCAATTGTTAATTTTACTGAAAATAAAATTATAAAACCAATAACTAATTTTAATTATACTGATGACATTTTTAATCAATCAATTATAAATGGTAATTTAAAATTATTTTATAAAAATAGACAAATTAAAAATCAATATATAACAGAAGGAAATGTTTTTTATAAAAATTATACAGACAATTTAATAGACGAACAAACAACTTCAATGTTGAACACCCCCTATTTTATAAATGCAATTCAAAAAGGAGTTTATAATTTTAGATATAATAGTGGAGATTCTTCCCCATATAAATTGGCAGCTTATCTATTTTTAAATAGTTTACCTTTAGCAACATTAAAAGAAAAATACAAATTACTTGATGATACTAATAATTCCACAAATGAATTAAGTTATATTATATCAACAATTAAAAAATTTGGAGCAATACATAGATTACCACACGCTTGGATTTTAAAATATGGATCACTTTGGCATAGATACAAAACTTGGGTTGAAACTGGAAATGATATTTTAACAGAAGTTTGGAACAATTTTAATTATTCTTATAATTACGACCCCGTTAATAGTGCAACAACAAAATCTTATAATGTTACTATTGATGGTTCACCACAAGAAATTATATTAGAGGGTAATATAACAACAAATGTTCTTGGAATTAATTATGTAAAAACAATTATTAATAATGGTTTTTACCCAAAAACAATAGATGATTTTAATGTTTTTTATCAAGGAAAAGTTGTTTTTGATAGTGTAGTACCAATTGGAGGTACTTGTGCAATAGTTAATGATAATGAATTAGAAGTACTAACAATAAATGGAGATGAAATTATTAGTGGAATGACACTATCTGGTACTTCATTACAATATGGTACAACAATAGTTTCTCAGATAAGTGGAACAACTGGGGGTGTTGGTAGATATATAATAACCCCTAATCAATTACCAAATGGTACAACAATTACTTTAGATCTTCTTGGTCCAACATTTAATTTTATTTTGACTAATGTTAACGCTGTTGGATATGTCAGTTCGGAAATACAATCTGCATTAAATACAAACTTAGGAATGGTTAAAACAACTGGTTCTTTAATTAATAAATCTAATGGGTTTGATTTTCCTAATGTTACACGTTCATTAACATTAACGCCTTGGTCTTGTTATGTAAAAACAACTGATCAAACTTCTATTTACCCCCTTCCTTCATTTGGGGGAATAATAAATCAAACTAAAGATGAGTGTTTTAGAATAAATGGAACTATTAAAACAGAGGTTTCAGGAAATAACTCAATGTATAATGGTTCTGTAAGATTATTTTGGAAAGCACCAAATTATGGGTATTTCAATAATAATAAAGTCGTTCCCCCAAGTCCTGACAGTTATTTAAAAGAAATTTATAATAGTGGTACAACACAACAAAATTTTTCAATAAATGGGGATATAGGTGATTACTCTAAATTGGATGAAATGTTTACATCATTTGATAAAAATATTTTGGACATTTTAGAGATAGAGTTTTTAAATTTTGGTAGATCGGTATATGATTATGACACATTAATTACATCTGTAACAGGTGAAGAGACAGAAAGTGAAAAAATGTGTAAAAATTTCCAATTGTTAATGAGAACAATGATGAAAATTCCGGTACCAACAGCAACAAATGGTGACTCCATTGTTTCAGAAATACAAAATAGTCAAATTACCGCATTTAAATCTTATTTAACTAAATTTATGGATTATGAGGTTGTGATGAAATATGGTAACCCGTCAAACTTTGATAAAAAATTATTTTATACTTTTTCAAATAAATATATTGAGAATCCATATACATATCAAGGGTATAAACAATCATCACCAAACACTTTACCAACTGGATTATTAAGTCCTGTTACTTTATTACAATCAAAAACAAATAATCCAGTTACTTGGAAAGCTTTAGAGACTTATGTTGGGTTTTCAGAAATACCCGAATTAAAATATAAAAATAATGGATCATATATTACAGATTTTTTTATTGATTTAGATGTTCAATTTAATGAAAAAAATGTTATTCAGTTTGCTCCGATAATAAAAATTTATGCAACACAGAAACTTAAAAAAAATAATATAACTAAAATTGAGTTTTATACTTTAATGAATGATTATTTAAACAAAAATGAAGATTATATTGACACAGTACTTGATTTAGAATTAACAAGATTAAGAAATAAATTACCAAACGTAATAGTTACTCCTGATAGAAATAGTGTTAAATCTAATTTACAGGGAGAACAAACAAGATATGAAATATGGGACACATTTAAATCTATAAATGACAAATTTATTTCAGGTAATGACTATAAAACAAAAACACTATTTGAAGACATTTTATTGTTCGATAGAGCAAGTAGAGATGTTGGTCAAAAAATATATGCTGACATTTTTAAAGTAAAAGAATTAATAGAATATGGTGACCATAATAATAAAATGGTGGACATGGTAACAACTATTTTAACTCAAAATAATTTTACATACTTTACTATGCCGGCGTACGCTAATTTTTATAATGTACAAAACGTTAGTAAAAACCCAACACCAAATCCGGAAGGGACATTAGAGTTTGCAAATTCCTTATTTGGAACATTTTTAACATTAGATTATCGGGATACAACATCAAAATTTTTATGTTTATATGCCAATAAACCTAGTGAACATTTAGCCTTAAATGATAATGTGGATTATCGTTTTAGAGATGATGCTTTTGATTTAAGAAGATCAAGTGATAATCCATTACTTGACAATTTAAACGGAAAAACAGATTGGGATAAATCAAATAAGGTTGTTGGTTTTAATGTTGATATTGGACCTCAAAATCAACAAATATTCAAACAATTTGATATAAGTCAAGACCCTGGACTCCCAACAACAGAAAGTTTAGAAGTGTTAAATCAGATGGCGAATTTAAATAGAAACAGAAGTGAATCAACACAGAGCGTATCTCTTTATAACTTATATAGAAATAGAAGTTATAAGTGTAGTATTGATATGTTAGGTAATGCAATGATTCAACCAATGATGTATTTTAACTTAAGAAACGTACCTATGTTTAGTGGTCCATATATGATTACGAAAGTTAGTCATAGAATAAGTGACAATGGTTTTGATACTGAGTTTGAAGGACAAAGACAACCATTTTATAGTATTCCGGCAATAGATAAATTTTTACAATCGTTAAGTACCACAATATTATTATCAATTAAAGAACAAATAGAAAAAGATGAAACCGCTAAACTAGATTCTCCCGAAAATATATTACAAGAACAAAATGATATTATTAACAATACAAATAATGGTAATGGTTCTTTAACCCCAAATCAAAATTGTTCGGACAATTTAAATAGTTCTTATACAAACTATACAATTGAAACCCCTACTATTACTAAAATAACATTAAAAAATTCTATTGAATTAATTAAAAAGGAAATGATAAGTGCTAACATCACGACAGAAAATCAAACTTTAATGTTGGCATTTATATTTTCTGTGATGTATATTAATTCTTATAAATCTGATAAATTTGAGGCATATGGTCATAATTACGGATCAATAAGGTTAGATGTTGCTTATGGGGGGTCATCATTTTTGATGGAAAACAAATATTATTGTGTAAACCAAGGATCAACCCAAAATATACCACTTGCAATATTTAGGAGTGATGAGTACTTTGTAAAATTTGTAATAAGTAAATTCAAAGAAAAACTATCATTTATTTCAAATCAACCATTATCAACTACCGACGAACAAATAACAGCTCTTAGTAAAGCATTTATATTAAGATGGCCGGTTAACCAACCTGACAGTGTTTATGATAAAATGACTGAACAAAATAAAAAAACAATTGAAAATAAATTTAGAGAGTCATTTAATATTGTTAAATCAATACCTTAAAATGTTTTTTTTGTTTTATTAGATATTTATAATAAAAAAACTATGAGCACAAAATTAATTTTAGATAACTATCTTGGTAAAAACACAAGAGTAACAGAAAAAGATAATGGTAATGGATTTAAAGAGGTGTGTGATTTAGATACCGGAGATTGTTACACAATAAGAATGAAGGATGGACTGATTGAACGTGTAGACAATACATTAAACACACATAAAAAAATCCAAGTTGAAACAAAATCTGGAATAAAACAATTATTAAACGGTTAATATGTCAATAGATAAAAAAATATTAGAAGAAATTAGAAGATATAAAAATATCAATAAATATATCTTAGAACAAGAAACACCTCCGGGTGAAGAATTACCCCCACTTCCGGGTGGAGAGGTTGCTCCTCCACCTCCTGGCGGAGAATTACCACCACCTCCGGGTGGAGAATTGCCACCACCTCCGGGTGGAGAGGTTGCTCCTCCACCTCCAACCGAACCAACACCTCAACCAGTTGATATTAAAAATGATCCTGATGTGGAAGAAGTTGGAAATGAAACCGAAGAACTTGATATTACCGATTTAATTAACACACAAAAAACATTTGCTGACAAACAAGAAGAATATTTTAATAATTTATTTAATCAATTAAATACTCTTGAGACTAAATTAGGTGAAATGGATAATTTAGTTAATACGGTAAATAGTTTGGAATCAAAAATTGAAAAAATAAGACCAAAAACTCCTGAAGAAAAATTGGAATTAAGAAGTTTAGATTCTGGACCGTTTAATCAAAAATTAAGTGATTTTTTTGATGACAAAATGGGAGAAATGGAAAAATCTGGAAAAAATGAATATGTTTTAACAACTAATGATGTTGAAGAATTTTCTCCAAATGAAATTAAAGGTAGTTTTAATGACTACGAAGACCAAGATGAAATGATGTAACATGTTAATTATTTAATCAAAATCTCTATATATTTTTACTTACCTTATTGACTACTATTTTTATTTAACTTATACTTTCTATTATAAACTTTTAAAAAATATATAAACAATGGCGACAAACAATTCCTTTGATGCGGTTTTGGCTCAGTATGAGAGTTCAAAACAAAGTGGTTCTTCTTCCACTTCAAAATTTACACAAGAAGAAAGAATGAAAAAGTATTTCGCAGCAATCCTTAAGGATACCGAAAAACAAGGTCAGAGAACAATCCGTATTTTACCTACAACAGATGGGTCATCACCTTTTAAAGAGGTATGGTTCCACGAAATTAATGTTGACGGTAAATGGCAAAAGTTCTATGATCCGGCAAAAAATGACAACGAACGTTCACCTTTAAATGAGGTTTATGAAGAGTTGATTTCAACAGGTCGTGAATCCGACAAACAATTAGCAACACAATACAAATCACGTAAGTTTTATATTGTTAAAGTAATTGATCGTGATAACGAATCTGACGGTGTTAAATTTTGGAGATTTAAACACAATTACAAACAAGAAGGAATACTTGATAAAATTATTCCAATTTGGAAGGCAAAAGGTGATGTTACCGACTCTGATAATGGTCGTGACTTAATCCTTGAACTTACAAAGGCAAAGACTCCAAAAGGAGCAACATATACCGTAATTCAAACGGTTATGTATGATGATCCATCACCAACACATACTGATACTGATACATCTAATGATTGGATTAATAATGAGTTAACTTGGGAGGATGTATATTCCAAAAAACCTGTTGAGTATCTTGAATCAATTGCTAAAGGAGAAACCCCAAGATGGGATACTGATGCGGGAAAATACATTTATTCCAACAGTAGTGTATCTGAAATTTCTTTGGGTGGATCAAAATCAATTAATCAAGTTGAAGACCCTCAAACAAATAATAACGTTGATGAGGAATTACCATTCTAATTAAAGTTCGACATGGGCACTTGGAAATACTGAGTGTCCATATTTTTTAAAATCAAAAAAAATCAAAAAAAATGAGTAAAATAGCAGAAAAAATGTATGAGGCATTGTCCTTAAAGTATCGCAGTGAAATGGCAGAATCAGAAGCGACGTTATTAGTTTATTTAACTTCATCTGTTGGTATTGGTGAACATCCACAACATTTAGAAGAAATGGATAAGTTAGTTGAAAAATTCGCAAACGCAC